GGTTTTTCCGACACCAATCAGTACCGGGCCGACAGCCGCCGCGAGCGCCGCCGTGCGAATGACTGCACCGCGCTCCGCCTCATCCATGTCGGAGAGCTTGTCGGCAAACTTACCCGCCGCGTCAATGACCTTTTCGACGGTCGGAAGCATCGCATTACCGAATTCGATGGCAACGTTAGAGGCTTTCTCTTTAACCTGGCTGAGTCTTGCCGCGGTTGTCTGGTATTTCTTGCTCGCCTCATCCGTGAGTGCTGTGTTCTTCCGGAATGCTTCGGAGCTCGTGTTGATCGCGTCGCTCATGTTTCCAGATGCCAGAGCCAGAGACTTGAGCATGTTGCTCTGACGGATCCCGGTCATGCCGAGGTCGTCGAGGATTCCGTTCACGTTCTCGCCGGCTTGGTTGGCTTTGTCGAGTCCCTCGATAAATGCCTGTACCGCTTGGATTGGGTTGGCTTCCCATGTGGACGCAAACTCTTCCGCGCTCATGCCGGAGACCTTCGCAATCGTATCGAGGGCATCTGTAGAGCCGTCTTTGAACTCGCCGACTTTGTTACCGATGTTGGCGAGCGTCTGGGACATCGCCGTGCCGCCTGCTTCCGCCTCGATGCCGACAGAGGACATGGAAGCCGCGAGGGCAAGGATATCCGTGGATGATAAGCCCGCAATCGTTCCGGCGGATGCCAATCTGGTCGCCATGCTGATGATGCTCGCCTCATCCGTTGCAAAGTTGTTACCTAAGTCAACAATGGCCGAGCCGAGCCTGTCCACGTCGTCGAGGCTGTCCCCTGTAATGTTCATGAACTTTGCAAGGGACGTTGCCGCATCCTGAGCGTTTACGTTGGTCGTGTCGCCGAGCATAATCATGACGCGGGTAAATTTTTCGATATCATCCGCACCAACGCCGAGCTGTCCGGCAGCTTCAGTGACTGCCGCGATCTCTGTCTTGGAACTCGCTGTTTCCGTAGACATCTTCTTGATGGCTTCGGCAATGTCGGAATATGAGGTCGTTGCCGTCTCATCAACGGTCTTCATTACGCCTGTCATAGCTGTCTCGAAATCAATCGAGGACTTTACTGCCGCCGCTCCCGCCGTGACAATCGGAACCGTGACGGAACGCGTCAGGGTCTGTCCGACATTGGATATCTTCCGCCCTGCCTGCTCGAGCTTCTCTCCGGCTTTTACAACGTCCTCGCCCCATGCCTTGAGCATGTTGCTGTCCGCGAGTTGCTGGTTCAGCTCATTAAGCTGAGTATTCGCCTTATGCAGTGCCTCTTCCCATTTGAGTGTCTGGGTCGCATTCTCTCCGTACTTCTCTTTGGACGCATTGAGCATGTTCTGGCAGTACTCAACTTGCTTCCGCTGAGCCTCGATAGCCCGCGTGAGCTCCTTCGCCCTTGCGCTTGCTTTCTGCTGAGACGATGCATTCCTATCGAGGGCGGATTGTGCCTCTTTGACTGCGGCTTGGTATGTCTTCGTCTGCTGTATGATATTTTGCATCTGTCGGCGATATTCCGCTTCGCCGTCTATACCAATGCGTTATAGTCGAGGGCCGATATTAACAGCCATCACGAACCACCCCCTTACTTTAGCCTTATGATTTCCTCATAAGTCAGTTTTTTCGTCTTTGCCTTCTGTCTCGCAGAGCCCCTGTAAATAGAAAAGCAGGAAATCATATCAAGCATGGATCCGTATCTCATACTCATGATTTCCTGCTCATTCATGTGGAGCATGCGCCCGTAAAACAAGAACCATGCCCGCGTTAATTTTACAGCTCTCTGCTTACTGCGTTTTTTTCTGTCGGTTCGGTCTCGATCTCGATGTTGGAATCCTTGGCTTCCTGCTCGACGACCGCTTTCATGAGTTTCATGTACTCGCTGTTCGGCAAGCCCATGATGTCCGCAGATTTCAGCGGAGTGCCGCCATGCAGATCACAGTATGCCTTGGACATGATAAGGGCTTTCTGGATGATTGCTCTTGTCACGCTCACATTCTGGTGCTCGCAAACATAGTCGTCATAATCGCAGTGTGCTTTTACCGAGTAAAACAGTCCATATTCTTTTCCGTTGAGTTCTACCATAGCTTTATCGTCCCTTCCGTGTGTTGTTAATTACCCGGGCGTCTGTCCCGGTGTGCTTGAATTCGATGAAATGCCCAGAGCCGCGTTCAGAGCCGCCTCGGCCAGAGCCTCAGTCTCATATTCTGTCTCGGAGACCTTGAGCCATGTATGCTTTGCATCGTCGCCGCGATGGATCCGAGCTGTGAGCTGCTGGGTCTGATAATTCTTGCTCTCCTCCTGAGTCTGCGCAGACCGGCTGAGCTGATTGAATTTCGTCTTGACGATGATCGTCGGCACGAATGTTACGACGCCATCTGACTGATAACGTACAATGTAACCGATTCCCTTATAGCCTTTGTTCTGGTCGTCGTTGTAATTCAGGAAGCCGTCATCATCGGCAACCGGAAGTCCCTGAATAGACTTCTCGGCATTCGCCTTGAGTCCGTCGACCGTAAGAGTTGCGGTTCCGGATGTGAATGTGCCGCCGTCACTCTCTGCGAGTTGATTGTCTGCATAAAAGCCGTTACTGTCGGATTCGTCAACGGAGATTTCCACGCTCACACCGCGAGCGAGGGTCATACCGTTGCTGTAGGAGATAACCCCGCCCGTTGCGGAGTAATCTGCAATTTTCGGCTTACTATAGCCTGTAATTACTCTTCCTGCTACTGACATAATCTATTTCCTTTCCGGGTTAGATACCCATGACTTTGCGAGTTTCCTCGTCGAATTGTTCTTTCATTTTTTGTATTGCCGGCTGCCTGCTCGACCGGATAGCCGGCGCTATGACCGGCTGGCGCATCTGGAACGACGTACCGCTCTCAAGGGCTCGGATGATGAGCGCATTCGGCTGACCTTTTGGCCATCGTTTTGTGACGGTGCTGTTATAGCCATCCATACCGACCTTGACGTTTAAAAATCCGCCATCATTCCGCATGACCGCAATTCCGAGGCCGTCAAGCAATCCGGCTTTCTGTGATGCGGTGAGTCCGGTCTTCATGCCGCGCGCGTACTGTTTAGGTGCTTCTGGAATGCTCTCGATACCCGCCCTGATTGCATCCGTCACAATAGCCGCACCGGGGAATATCGAGCGTCCAATCATCTCCTCTGTGTTTGCGTGCATCTGGTCAAGCTTGTAGATATATTCGTCAATCTGGTCTGACGGCTTTATCGTCCACCTCACAGCATCACCCACTCCCATGAATAATGAATTAATCCGGTCTCGTCCTCGTACTGCACGGACACGAGCGTCCACCGCTCCATGTTGGCATCGAGCACGTTCTGGAAGCCGTCCACGCACGGGTCGAACTCTGTTTTCGTGTAGAAGTCGAGCGCGCCGGAGATAGCCTGCTCGCCTTTGGTGTCATCCGTATACAACGAGTCATCTTCTCCATCTTCCATCCATACGGCATACGGTGGCGCAACTCGGTCGGATTTCCGGTAGTGGTAGGTCTTTCCGAGCACGTCACCAAACAGAACGCCGATGTTCTGGAGTTTAGTGTTCAGCGATATCATAATTTGCCTCCAATCTGCGGAGCGTCAGGTCTGTGACCTCAAGCCCATCGTCATCAAGGGTCGGCTGTACGTTATTGATTCGATATTGCGCCCCTGTCTCGTACCTGTCTGTGACAACTGCCACATCACCGATGCGGACAGGAGTGCGCCAGATACGGATGATTCGGTCTATCTGCTGGTCAGCGCCCATAGCCGCATACTGGCGCGAATACGAAATCATGCGGTCTTCGAAGCTCCATTCATAACCACCATATTCATGCAGTGTCGAATTCGGCATTTCGCCATTTTCCGCCGCATCCGTCACGGTGTAGATTCTGCATGTGCCGCTGTCCATCATGTGTAGCCACCGCCCTTCTCAGCCACAAGCCTGTCGTTTATGGCGCTCCTCAGCATCCTCGGCATTTTCTCTTCGCCTTTGGGATTATCCGCCTTACGCTTGCGGTAAAGGTAAGCCGCGTACATAATGACAAGGTTGTTATCCCTCGCCGTATCCATAAGCCAGATACCATGTTCTGCGATGCGCTCCTTTGCGACCTCGATAAGATGAAGCAGATAATCGTTGACCGTCGGAGACGGCTGTTCAAGATCTGCTCTAAGCAATGCAAGCATTTGCTCGTCTGTCATATTTTCCGCCTCCTAACGGCAACAACGTTAATTAACCTTCGCTACTGGATCAACTGGATGATGAAGACTGTGCCGGTGTGTTCGCCGTGTCAGCCGCAAATGTAATTCCGGATGTTGTCGGGGCCGTTGTCGTGATGGACATGACCGCAAACGCTTCAGCGATGACCGGAGCACCGTCGTAACGAGCCGTGCCTTTGAAGACGGTCTGATCCTCGACGAACTTGTAATGTTCAGACTGCCCGAGCTTTGTGCCGGCACGCTCTGCGAGCAGATAAGCCGATCCATAGCCGCAAATGATATTTCCGTCCGGGATGAACGGAAGCTCGATGATCTCGCCGCCGACGACCGGCATCTCTCCGCCGATGCCTGCTACTACTGCAGCATTGAGATTCTTGTCCATGCTGTTGACGAGCAGGTCGATATGGGTCTTCTTGTTCATGATCCAGATCATACCGTCAGCGAAGTAATCATTAATGATGACCTTTGTGTTTGTGACGAGCTCTTTGAACAGATTGAGGCCTGTTGCTCCTGTGCCCGTCTTAACATTAGACGTATGCAGGTCGACCCATGTGCGGGCTGTGGTCGGATAATCGGACGGAGCAGCTGTCTGTGCCAGTCTGGTTACGATGCCGAGCGGCATCTTTGTGCCCGTGCCGTAGACGATGGCCTTGTCAAGTGCCTTGGCGATGGAAATGCCAATCGCTGTGAGCAACTCGTTAGCAAGGTTAAGATCGGAATCCTCAATGACTGCGTTACAGACTGCGAAATATCCGCCTACCTTGTAGCCGTCGACCTCGACATTGTTGAATCCGAGAGACAGCTCGTTAAGCGTTGCACACATCTCTGTCCAGACGCCTTCCGGAATCGTGCCCATGATGTTCTGTCGGGCCTTGCCTCCTACGCGCTGAAGGTTAACGCGGCTTGCGAGTTTGGAATTTGCCTCTACGATCTGGCGCAGAATCGGAAGCATAACATCCGGGATCGTAAGACCGACGTTTGTCAGCGCTCTCTTCTCCATGATGCACTCACGTGTGCGTGCAAGGAATGTTTTTACATCTTCGTTTCTGAGCAGTGCGCTTCTCTCCTGCTCGCTGATGGCGTATAAGCCTGTTCTCTTAATCATCTCCGGCATAACAATGCTCCTTTCTGCCTTTTCTGCTTCCGGCTCCGGCTGATTCTCTTCTGGGTCCGCGTCGTTCTTCTCCTCGATCTCATCGAGTTCTTTTTCCAGATTCTCGATTTCAGTCTCCAGTTCGCGGACAGACGCGTCATGCGCTGTTTTTTCCGCCTCGAACTTCTCGATTTCGGAGTCAACGAAGGATCTTTCCTCATCCGTAGTCGTCTCCTCGATCGCTTTCTCAAGCTCTGCTTCGCGCTGAGCGAAATCGACGGTTTTTAAATCCTCGAGCTCTTTGCGCTTATCATCGAGCCTTTTCTTAAGCATCAGTGCCCTGAGTGCCATGACTTACCTCCTTAAGGTGTTTTCTTTTCTCTTCTTTCCATACGTCGAGCTTGCGTCTCTCGATCTCGGCGATATCCGCCTCTCTCGCTGATATAGCGGTCTCTTCGTATGCAGGGAATGTGCAACAGGATACTTCAAACAGTCTGACCTTTTTGATCGTGAAATGATGAGTTCCGTCCCCGCGGTCTTCGTGCTCCTCATTCAGGATGTAAAAACCGAAAGAACACTGCGACACATCGCCACGTTTTACGCGCGCGTACAGGTTCATTGCCTCAGTATCGTTCGGATTGATGCTGATGCCTCCCCAAAGTCCGTGCTCGTCTTCACGAAGCTCAAGCGTGCCGGCGGTCGTCCGCCCGAGAACGAGTCTCGTATCATGGTCGATCAATGCCCGTACATCCGCGTGCAGTTCATCGGTGAACGCCCCCGGAGCGATGGACTCGGTACATCCATGAAATACCTCGTAGTTGCTATTAAAAACGGCGAAATAACCCTCGATGCGGGGATTTCCGCCGTCTTCTCGCGTGTTGAAATTTGATAGGGATGTCCTGACCTGTCTTATATCTCTATTCATCGTCGTCTCCCTTCTGTATGAGCTTTTTCTGATTTCCGATCATGTCGATCGGGATGTAGTTTTCGAGGATCCGCGGCTTATCGAGCCCCTCGAGCGGGCTCATGCCGATCTTGTCGCGGACTTCATTGCCGGTGATAATGCCGCGGTCTGAAAGATTACCAAATACATATGCCACCTGTTCGAAGTCCCAATCAATGAGCGACGTCGTGTTGAACTTGAAATACCACTTCGGCGATAAAATCAGCTTCCGGGTGAATTCCTGCTCGATCGCCCGGCACAGCGGGCGGATCGTGTTGTTTATAAAGCTGTTCCATTCCCTCTGGTCGTATTTCCCGACTCCGAGCAGGAACGCGGGAACGCCAAGAAGTGCGGCGACTGCCCGTTTATCAATCTCGACCGTGTCGTTGAGGGCAATGTCGCTGAGCGAAAGCGGTCTGATTTCCTTCACGTCGATCAGGTCGGCGGGAATAATCCAGGGCTGGCCTTCTTCGGATGTTTCCAGATACTGCTCAATCAGTTTCTGCCGCCCTGCCGGGGACGAGAACTCTTCCGCCAATGCGTCGACCTTGACCACGAGCGGCGGCTTGTACTTTGACGTCATGAACGCGTTTTCTGTCTTCCTTGCCTGACTAAGGTTCTTGACGATGTCCTTGAGCTGTACGCGCAATCCTGATCCCATCCATGGATTGTGCTCATCTGGAACCCATACACAGTGAATGATGTCATCCGGCTCGAATTTCTTCCCGTCGATCAGTGTGTAGTAGCCGTAACCTTTTGGGACAAAACTCACCCTGTGCGGCTGTATCGGCTCAAGGTCGTCAATCAGTCCCCGCTTTGTGTGGACTTTGACAACTGAATTTCCGTCACCGTGAAGCATAAGATTCATTACCAGGGCGTCGATGAACGTCTTCCTGGTCATGAATCTGTTCGGAGTGATGTCGATTTTCCGGCTCAGCTCGTTCGTGATCCGTTCGTCCCCGCTCGCCGTGTTGGCCATGAGGTAGATTGTCATGCTTGAGACGAGGTCTGCGATCCGACGCACTGCCGTCACGATCTCCGGATTTTTGTTGAGTGTCGTGTACCCGTCAAGGCACAGCATGTCGTAGGCGGCGGAATCAGAAAGAAGGATTGTCGCCCTCGTGTTCGTCGCCGGAGCGGCGGCAGTCATATTCTTTTTTCTCTTTCGTTTACTCATTCGCCCCACCATCCTGACGCGTTGTTATTCTTTTCCATGCACTCGAGGCATCTGACGCAGGCAAACACGCTCGCGTCGAATATGTCGATGCGATACTCTTGCTGTATCTTCTCGTAGAGGATCATGTCGTCGGTCTTCTCGACCGCCCTGACGTTCTCCACGCAATACTCGTAAGCTTCAGAGTGCAGATAATATAGTTTTCCGTCCTTTGCGGCCTTCTCAATGTGCCGGAATCCTTCGGATTTGACGTAGTAATACTGTGGCTGGTCGGCAACCCTGAACCCGGCTCGCTTCATGAGGCTGATATATTCGCGCCCGAATTTCCGGTCATGTCCGACTTGCGCGATCTTAAATCCGCGCTCGCGCATTTCGATAAACCACTTGACAATGTCGCTGTATTCGGTCGTCGGCGTGTTGGTCATGGTCAACCACCCATCGTCCATCCATCCGAAGAGCGGAATATTATCCTTTTCCGCTTTTTCTGCAGCTGCAACAACGGGGAACCATGCGTGTGGAATGATAATTTTCACATCGTTGTACTCCCCGTAAAGCACCGCCGCGGTAAGGTCGTGCATCTTTGACAGGTCCGCGCCTCCATACCACTTGATGGGTAGCCGTGCGAGCTCATCAAGAGACCAGTTATATTTCTCATCAGATCTCTGGAACTCATGAATATCGAAATATGCCTTGATCGCATTGGTAAAGACGTTCAGCGATTTCGCAAAGAAATCCTTTCTCTGCTGCGGGTCGTTCTGGGCCTGCAGCGAATCGTTAAGGATCTCCTCCGGCCTTATCGTCACACCATACGACGGGTTGGCCATCTCGTGGACGATCGGGTTCGTGTAATCGATATTGCCGTTCTCGTCCGGATTCGCGCAGCAAATGAAAACAAAATACTGTTCGTCAATGATCGAGCCGTCAAGGATGCTCCGGCAGTACTTGAGGCGCTTGCCGAGGAAGCCGTTAGCATCGTCGCCGGCTGTCGAGATGCCGATGATCAGCTTGTTCGTGTATGCCTTCATTGCCTCCTTGAAAAGGTTGTACTGTTTCGGAGATTTGAAGGCGTGGATCTCATCTGCGATCGCGATGTTGCAGTTGAGAGAGTCCTGGGTATCGGGATTCGCGGCTAATGCGCGTATAAAAAAAGAGCCATCCGGGAGTTTTGCCTCCATGGAGTGCTCATTGTTGTTGTCTATGATATGAACATGGCCGCCGTCCTTGTCGTGTTCCTTCATGTTTTCGACGTTGTACTTCAAAAAGTTGAACGTCTCGAGGGACTGCATGAGGGCGGCAGATGATACATATGTCTTTGCTCCCGATCGTCGATACCAGAGGGACAGAGCCCAGGCAAGCGCCGCCGCAAAGGACGTCTTAACATTCTTTCGAGGGATGAAGATCAGTGCCTCGTGGAATCTGACGATGTTCGTGCCGGTGAGCACGAAGCCGAGCAAATTGTAAATGATGAACTTGTGGAAGGGCTGCAGCAGGAACGGTCGTCCCCGCATCGGAGTTCCGTCGAGCGCCTCTCCCTGCTGGTGGCACAGGGTGCTCTCAATGATCTGGATGCAGAACTCTGGGCCCTTTGGTTTCATCTCGTAAGCCGGATTATTCAGATCCCGGAAGAATCTCTCGACGGCCTGCCGTCTCTCAAGGTTCGCGACAATAGTCCCGTCCCGGATCCCTTCGGCATAGGCAATGACCTCCGGCCAGTTCTTGCCATCAACCTGCTTCAATGGCCTTCAGCGCTTCCACCAGAGCGCTCCCTTTTTCCTCGCCCTTGCTGGCTCCGGTCATCTTCTTGTAAGCAGATGGAGTGAGGCCGAGCTCGCGCCAGTAGGCCAGGGCCTGCGTGTTGAGGTCGATCCATGTCGTGAGCATTGGGTTCTTGACCATGTTCGTGGCTCCTGCTTTGTTGGTGTACTCAATGACAGGCTTCCCGTCCTCATCCTGGTACTGCTCGAAACAGATGTCGCGCTGTTCAAGGATATCGGCCAGAGTCCGCACGACGGAATCGTACTGCTTCGGATCGATATTGACTTTTTTAAGGTTCCTGATTATGGCGGACCGCCACTTTCTGGCCTCCATCCGGCGTTCCCCCTTTTTATGATTTTTCGTAGAGTTGGACAAAGTCACCCAGCCCATCGGCAAAAAATTTTTCAGCACGTCCCAAGAGGGGCGGGGGATGCCGTGCCTGCCTTTGGCTTTGGTTCGAATTTCGTTTCTGTAAAAGAAAATTAAATATTTTTCGCTGTCTGTGCCGTGCCCCGCCCACCCCGGCTATAAAAATAAAATAAAAAATATTTTTATTCTGCGATGTTGTCGCCGGTCGGGTCGTCCCCTGTGCCAGTCTGTATGTTGTCGGGTGAGTTGGTGGCAAACGAATTGCGGAAAAGAATTTGATCGTTCACGCGCTCGGGTATCTGGTAGGTCATGCCCGGTGCGGTCTGCCTGCCGTGTCTATCAATGGCACCCGCTATAATCTGGCACCCCTCTTTAATTGCTCTCGCGATTAGCTTTGCGTCGTCGCTGTTTCTCATCGTGCCACCCTTCTTTCGTATCGTCTCGCTCCGCCCTTTTCTGGGTGCTGTTTATTGTGACATGAGTGGCAGAGGCTTATGAGATTATCGTTATCAAGTCCGAGCTCTGGATAATCTGAATAATGTTTGATGTGGTGCACCTCGGTCGCCTCTCGCCTTCGCCCGTACCGCTTGCAGTACTGACATTGGTACCCATCCCGACGGAGAATGTATTCGCGTTTCTTCCGCCAAGCTTTAGAATCTATGAACTCCTTTTCAGTCATGCCACCCCTAAAAATTCGCAAAAGAAAAAGCTCGACATTTCTGCCGAGCCTTTCCACATTCAGAAAGGACGAACGCTATGAGAACAACTGTCCTGTCATCCGACGCTACCATGTTACTACAAAAAAGGTAATTAAAAGTAATCTCTTGTGGTCGGAACTTCGAAAACTTTCAGGGCTTCTCCGTGCATGTTCTTCACTGTGTCCTCCGTGTAATTCATGAGCAAGCCAATCTCTCTGAAGCTTTTCAGCCTATCGCCCGTGAGGTTGATGTATCGCTCATGCAGGAGTATCCGATAGCGGTCATCCTTGACTTCGTTGATTGCCTGCTCAATCTCCTCGAGCTTGTCGAGCACACTATCGCGCTTCTTACGGTACCGCTCACGCATGTTGTCGAGCCTCTCCGCATAATTAGCCAGGTCGGCATTGTTTCCGCCTGAGCCGTGCGGCATGCCGTCGTATTTGATTGCGCTCGGCAAGGCTTCGAGTCGTAGGCGGATGATGTCGTGCTCAATCTGTTTCAGTGCGACCTTTCCCCATCGGTAGCCCATGAGGTATTGTTTCTTTTCCTGATTAGTCATCGTCGTGCCTTTCGTTAAACATCACCAGCCAATCCACATGGTCGAGCGCGATCGTCGCCGCGTCGTGGAGTAGGAAGCCGAACAGGATGATGAGGATAAATAAGAGTATCATGTGGTCGCTCCTTTCATTTTCGCTCCGCAGTTGGGGCAGTAGTTTCTCTTGAACCAATATGTATCATGCGGTGATACAAAGTCTTTATATCCGCATACTGAGCATTTGCACTCAACATCAAGACCGCAACCTCTACGAATCCAGTGTCCTTCCTTCGGTTCGGGCTGTGCGGGTGGCAAGTTGGCAATAGCATAGCCTATATGCTCCGCACCTCGCTTGTTACATTCATCAATCGCCACCTGACGGCTTATGGTGTCGAAAGTTGCGCCTTCCTGAGAAAGTTGTGCCTTCAATGCTTCGATTGCCGTTGATATATTTGTATCAATACCTGATTCTGCCTGCACATGCATCTGCCACTCAGACAAGCCTTTTATCGAACGTTCAATTTTTTGTCTGTCCATCGGTTCACCTCTCATCCTGCATCCCTGACATAGAATTTCCACCAGATACGCACATATCCATAGCGTTCGCTTACCTCTAGCACATCAATCGAAACCGTTCTCCATGTTACAAGATGCTTCGGATCATCATGCTCCGACTTGATTTTCGCAACGATTTCTTCCACGATTTCAACGGCTTTGTCTTTGTCTTCAACCCATACCCAAAACGCAAATCCACCCTCAATGCGCTTGTATGTTACGGGAACATCATCGACCCGCAATTCCAAAGCCATTGGTATTGTCTGTCCTTTTGGGACGAAAAACTTAATATCAGTCATTCGGTTCTCCTTTCCAATTCGTTTTTTGCCCAAGCCTCTATCTCGTTGCATTTATATATGGTTTTATTTATGTCCTGCGTCATAGATATAACCACGTATAGGCTAATCAGAATGATTGCCACACCGGAGATAGCAAAGATTATAATGTCCAACTCACTCATCGGTTCTCCTTTCTGTCACCTTTATTTGCACGCCGGTCAGCTCCGTAAGATTTTGTAAGCACTCAGGGCATATCCAAAAGCTGTGCTCATGAGCCTGTAGTGTCTTGCAAATCTTTTTTGTTCTAGGGCTCTGGTAATTCCTCGTCACATATCGAAACCCCCACTTAGCACCCGTGCCGTGGCAAATATTACAAACGCAGTTATCTTGCGTCAGGAACTTAAATGAAAAATCGTGTGACGTTCGCTTGAACTCAGCACCGTAATCATCAACACCTTGCTCAATCGTCAGCATTCCGTTCACCGTCCTTCTCGCCTTTGCGACACAAATCGTAATCATACATCCAAATCCCGATGATTGGTCTGCAATACTCAAGGTCTTTATCAACTGTCAGCTTTGCGTAAAACGGCTCATCCGTTACTTCTTTGTCGAAATACTTCTCAAGATTCTCTCGCTTGTTCCTGCGAGTGCTGTGATAGATCTTTCCGCTATAAGCACCTTTGATTTCAAAATCGGTTCCATAATGGAGTAAATCCGTGGCGTCCTTAATCGTCATGGTTCTCACCGCCCTTATCTTTCAGAATTGCAATAATGTCTTTGCAAATAGATTCAGGAAGAATACTAACTCCGTTTTCCGTGTTCGTTTTTACCCAATACTCAAAAGCATCTACGTGCTTTTTCTGCTCAGTTGTCAGCATCGTCCTCACTCCCTTCTGCATTAGCATTAAACACTCTTATGCCATCATCTGTACCTCGCAGATACAGCGTGATATACTTGTTTTTCATAAAACACTTCGGGCATAACCTCCCATGAAAGCGCATCGAATCGTTGTCCACGCTATACATCCTGCTGTTGCAGCAATCTGTCTGAACAAATATTCCGTGTCCTTGTGCTTCTTGGAGATATCTATAAGTTGATTCTCCATGTGTAATGCTCATTCGTCCTCGCTTCCTTCCGTCAGTACCTCTTTGAGGTACCTCTTATTCTGCATCACGGCTAACGCAAAGCTGTATGCCGTCTGATAGTCCATGTCGCCGAACGCCTGCATATGTGCGCAGATTTTATTTACCTTCTTAAGGTCATCAATGGTCATGTGTCGCCCTCCTCTCTGTGCATCGACCGTTCCGCATCGAACGCCATCGGATAGCGTGCTCTCAGCTTGTCGATGTTCACTTCCATGACCGTCTCGAGGTCGATGCCGAGTGCTTCCGCAGTAGTTGCCACGTACCAGAGCACGTCCCCGAGCTCACGGATCAGGTGCTCTTTTGTTGCTTCGTTCAGCTCGTGCCCCTGAAACATAATCTTTTTCACGATGTCCAGTGCCTCGCCCGCCTCGCCCGACATCCCCATCACACCTTGAAGCAGCAGGTTCTCCGGACAAGCTGTTGATATCCCCGATGCAGTGCGCATGGCATTTGCCTGATATTCATTTGGTGTCATTTGGTGGCTTCTCCTTTCAGTTTGGTGATGTGGTCGGTCATTTTATCGATTGCGGTCAAATGCCGTCTTAAACCGCCTTCTGTGAGCTTAGACGCATATTTCAGATACCACTCTGCTTTTGCGATGTCCTCGGTGCCGTTCTTCTGCTTGTGTCTCCAGATATACTTGAACGCATTCACAACACAGTAGTCGATGACTGCTTCCTTCCCAAATACCATCTCCATCATTTCGATACACTCAAATCCGCATCCGGAAGTGTAGTGCGTGGGGTGGTTGACGGGGTCGGGTTTTGCTCCCCATCCCGAAAACGTTCCGCTTGCGACACATTCTTTACAAATGCCCTTGTAGGCAAGCCTGCCATTGAGTGCGCATGTGCTACAACCTTTATCCATTCTCATCCTCCTTTCCGATAGGCGGAACCGAAACAACATACTTTCCGACATCATCCATTGAGACCCTTACTGCTTCCACACCAACCTCGAGAAACTTTTCGATGATTGTTGCCATGAGCTTCTCGTCCTCGCAGTTGATAATCATTCCCTCTTCGAGAATTTCCTGCACCTCTTCTTTTGTGAGCTCTCTCACGTTCTCAAAATTCTTATCCATTCTCTTCCTCCTTCCTGACGTAAACGATCAGTTCGCCGTTTCTCAGTTCCTCGCTGTTCCACCATGCCGCGTGACCTGCTTCTTTGGCTTCTCTGAGTACCTGAGCCATCTCGCTATAGGTCTGGCAGATGATTTTTTCTTCGGTCATGCTGTCCACCTCGCAATCCAGAAAATCACAAACGGCAAGTTGATGAGTGCAATCGTCAAATCAAAAATATATGCCTCGGTGTTGCAATTGAGATAGTTATATATCGCAAAGCCCAAACCTAATGCCAATGCAATAATATTTATCATGATAAGTACCTCGCAAGATAATAATTCGAAAGCAAAAACTCCGTAACGGCACAGATTCCGCAGATAATTGCGGCAGGATAATTTTTCATGCAGAGATGCACCACGCTAAGCGATATGCAAATCACAAAACCGATTGTGGCGATTACCCCTGTGATAAGATATATTTTACTCATTCCGCCCTTACCTTTCCCCTGATATCGTCGTCTCTCAGGTCAATCTCTACTCCTGTCTTTTCCTTGAGCAGGTCGGTTATGTCGAACCACG